CTGGGATTGGTGACGGCTTACGAAGACCCGATGTGTAGAATTAAAAAGATTGTAGAGTTAACTACCAAAGGAAAGAAGCTCAGAGACAGGTTGGTGGAGATGATAGCGTGAGTGTGCGTATGGTTGGTAGCTCATGGCAAGCTTATGTTACGGGTCCGGGAGGAAAAAGATACCGAAAGAACTTTTCAGAAAAAATTGAAGCCGAGGCGTGGGAACTTGAAACAAAGCTGAATGTCAAAAGAGGCGTTGCTGTAACTGAGGGCAGGACAGCGAAAGGCACAATGACCTTGAAGATAGCTTTCGATAAGGTGTGGAAGGCTAAATGGAAGGGTAAGCCATGTGAGAAATCGGCATTGGTTAATTCGCAAAGTTGCATAGATTTCTTTGGGAAAGACATGACCGTTGCCGCTGTGACTACTGATGACATTGAGAATTTTAAAGATTATTTGGCGAGAACCAATAGTAATAGCACGATCAATAAGAAGATATCTGCTTTGAGTATGGCGTTGAAACATGCCGTGAAACTAGGAGCAATTCAAAACCTTCCTTCATTAGATCGCCTGAGTGATACAAGCACTAGACCTCGATTTGTGCCTGAAGAGGACATTGATCGTTTGATCCTGAGAGCGGAGATGCTTGGGTATTACGATATTGCTGATGCTATTGTTATTGCTTGTAGAACAGGTCTACGACAGGGAGAGCTTTTAGGATTGGTGAGTGAATCTCCCGATTGGTCGGAGAACTTTGTAGCTTCTGATAGTAAGGAACTTGTTATCGTCAACACCAAGAATGGAAAGCTACACAAAGCACCAATGCCTAAGAGAGTTGTGACTGTCGTAGAGAGACGTTTAAAAGAATTGGAAAAACCAGGCAAGCTCTTTCCTTTCAACAAACACAAGCTCACCTACCTATTCAAGAAGGTGTGTGTAATTGAAGGTATTGAGATGAGGTGGCATGATTTAAGGCATTGCTTCTGTTCATGGCATGTGCAGAAAGGCACACCAATTGAAGCTATAAGCAGAATGGCAAACCACTCAGATATTAGTGTGACAATGCGTTACGCTTACCTGAGTACATCGAATTATCATGACTATGCTAGGCAACTGGACTGAAATCCGGTTGAATTTAAAAGTGGCGTTATGGAGGGAATTTTTGTGTATAATGGAGTTTATGAATAGCTCAGAAACCAGATATAGCTACGCCGGGGTGGTGAAACAGGTAGACACGTTGGATTCAAAATCCGATCTGTTTCTCTTACCCTATCGGATCAAACCCTCAAGCGTATGTTATATATGGCCTCTCAGCGTGTTTCACAGCAGAAGCATATTGTTACGCATTCGTAACTGGATTGGCGTTACTTGTACGGAGTGGCGTAGATGAGGGAATTATATGAAGAGCAATTGGATCAAGAGCATGAAGGTTACCAGCAAGGTATTTTTCGATATTGGAAGAGCATCAATAACTCTCTTGTTTCTGATAGTGAGAGCAATAGTGGTTACGGTCGCACTCTTATCAATCACAGCATCCATAGCGTTGGTAGAGGCATTGAAGATTGGGTTGCAGAAGTTAGGAGCGGTAAAGGTAAAACATTAGGGAAAATAGCTACTAAATTAGAGCTTGTGTCTCCAAAACTAGCAGCTTGTCTAGCGTTGAAAAGTGTCATCGATGCTGTCTCAAAACGGTCAGCATTAGGCACATCATGTGTGTTGATTGGGTCTTTAATTGAGGATGAAGTTCGGTATTCAAAGTTTAAAGCACTACACCCACAAGATTTCAAAATGACTTTAGATGAAGTCACGGAGAGAACAACGAATAGAACCGTCAGGCGTGTAGCCCTACACCATAAGGCCAAAATGAAGTATGGAATTGAGCATGACAGTTGGTCAAAACGAGACCGTTACCTGATTGGCTCTAAAATACTTTCCGTTATCATCTCAAAGACAGGGTTGGTGCAGATAACCAAAGTCCCAACCTCTAATAAAAAACGAGTGTGGAGCATAGTAGCGACACAAGACACGTTAGATTGGATACAAAAAGCCCATGAAGCTGGCGAATGCCTCTCTCCTGTACTCATGCCAATGGTACACCCACCTAAAAAGTGGAGTGCTTTGACAGGGGGTGGGTATCTCTCTGAAAATTACCATGATATTCCGCTCATTAAGGCAACAGGAAAGAATTATCTAGAAGATGTTTCGTGGGAGGAGATGCCACAAGTCTATAAAACAACCAACGCACTCCAAGAAACAGGCTACACCATTGACACCAGGGTGCTTGAAGTTGTTCAAACAGCGTGGGCATCAGGGTGGGGGGATGGTGGTCTACCACAAAAAGACTTAATTGAAGTCCCGATCTCTCCTTTTGCCGATCTAACAATAAAAAAGGCAGACATGACCCCGTCTCAGCGTGAGGAATTGCGAGGATGGTCTAGGGAAGCTGCAAAAATACACAATAAAAACGCTAAATCGCTATCAAAAAAGGTTGCCTTCATCCGTACCCTGCAATTGGCTGAGAGATTTAGTGGTAGGACTATTTATTTTCCACATAACCGTGATTTCAGGGGTCGTTTATACCCTATTTCCCCATTCTTAACGTACCAATCGACAAAAGTAGCCAAATCTCTGTTGAAATTTGCAGAACCTGCCCCGATTGAGACGGATGAACAAGAGAAATGCTTGTTGTTACACGGTGCTAACTGTTGGGGGTTAGATAAAATCCAACTTTCAGAGCGATTGTTGGCTATGGAACTTATACATGAAGATATTCTGCTGTGGGCAGCCGATCCTTACGAAAATAGAGGGTGGAGGGAGGCAGATTCCCCTTGGGAAATGCTCCAATTCTCTTTTGAGTACGCAGATTACCATAAGATTGGGCGTGGCTTTGCCTCCTCCTTGATCTGCTCTGTGGATGGGTCAATTAATGGGACTCAACACATGAGTGCCATCTTGAGAGACCCTGTTGGGGCTAAAGCAACCAACCTATCACCCTCAGAAATACCTCAAGACCTCTATCAAAACCTCTCTGATGATGTTGAAGCCCTTCTGAAAGAGAGTGATGAGGAAAAAGAAAAATGTAAAGCTTGGTTAGATTCAGGATTTCTAGTGAGGAAGCTCACAAAGAGACCTGTGATGACAAAAAGCTACTCTTCAACAAGACAAAGCTGTACTCGCTACATAGATGAGTACATTTCTGACAAAAGAGATGAGGGGAAGCCCCCGGAGTGGCTCATGAGGGAGGATTTACGCATGAGTATGTTCCTGACTGGTCATCTTTGGGCTGCAATGAATGATCGACTATCAGGACAGGCCGTCTTTATGGAGTGGATTAAGAAGATAGCAGCCTTATATGCTAAAGAGAACCTACCATTCACCTGGACCCCTCCAAATGGACTCACCGTGAGCCAAAGATACACAGATATGACAACCCAAAGAGTCAGAACCACCATCGATGGGTCATTTGTTCAGGTGAATTTGTCTGAACCAAACCCTAAGAAATCCTGTACCCGGAGGAATCGTCAGGGGGCAAGTCCTAATTTTATCCACAGTATGGATACAGCCCATTTGGACGCAACTGTGGAAGAGAACCTGAAACACGACCCACATATGCCGATGGCTTTTGTACATGACTCATATGGTTGCAGAGCAGCAGACATGCCTGTGATGAAAAAGAACATTAAGAAGACTTTCGTAGACCTTTACACCAAGACAGATATTGTGAGAGATGTCTATGAAGAAGCACTCTACTTATTCGGAGATGCAACACCTGAAATGCCTGTTCGGGGCAATTTCGATTTAAACCAAGTCCTAGATTCGGACTATTTTTTTAACTAGAAGGAGAATTAAAAATGGCTAAAGAAGTATTAACCACACCTGTTGGTGAAGCAACGTGGGTATGGGCAACCAAACCTGATGAGCGTTTTCAGCCTGTAGCTTACAAGGCTTCATTGATTTTAGAAGCAAAAGAAGCGACAGGGCTTCAGGCAACAATTGATGCTGCTGTTGAAGAGGCTTTGGTTATCGCTAAAGCTAAAGCACCGAAGAAGAACTTCAAGGTCACTAAACCGTATGAGGCTGTTCTTGATGAAGACGGTGAAGATACAGGCAAGGTCGTGTTTAAATTTAAACAGCGTTATGAGGTGAAGCCTAGAAATGGGGGTGATTCATTCTTCCCTAAAATTGTTATCTACGACACAGGTAACGCCAACAGAGGACCAGCCCCAATTGACATCGGTGACAAGCTGATTGGGAATGGGTCACAAATCGCAATTGGGTTTGAGCTAGTGCCTTGGGAAATGTCAGGGAATTGCTCAGTATCATTAAGATTGCGTTCAATTCAAATCGTTAAACTTGTCGAGTATGGTAACGGAAGCGGAGACTTCCAAAGCTACGACAACGGATTCCAAGGAGAGGATACAAGTGCCAAAGAAAAGACACCAGTGGACGCTGGGGGGGCGGAGCAAGAGGTTTGGGATTTTTAGATCAGGTCTCGAAAAAGATGTTGCGGAGGATTTAGAAAAGCGTGACATCAAGTATACCTATGAAGGACAGAAGTTGAGCTATGTGGTGGAGAAAACCTACACCCCAGACTTTGAGGTCAACGGTATGCTAATCGAGACTAAGGGTTACTTTTACCAAGAGGATCAACGGAAGATGCGATTGGTGAGGGATCAAAACCCTGGTCTAGATATTAGGTTTGTTTTCACACGTTCAGCTTCAGGTCTTCAAGGCAGTAAGATGACCTGTGCTGAATGGTGTGAGAAATACAACTTTAAGTACGCTGATAAAACAATACCAGAATCATGGATGGAGACGGTAAATGGCGAAGAGGAAACAGACTAAATACATAATTATCCATTGCTCAGACACACCTCCGGGCATGGACATTGGGGCTAGAGAGATCACCAAGTGGCATAAGGAGAAAGGGTGGAGAACCATCGGCTATAACTCTGTCATAAAGCGTAACGGCCTCATAGAAACGGGGCGTGAGTACGAGGATGTTGGAGCGCATGTCAGGGGTAAAAATGACGTATCTCATGGTGTGTGTGTTATTGGGGGAAGGCATGGTAAGGCAGACTTCACCCTACTCCAATGGAAGGCTTTAGAAGCTCATGTTCAAGACCTCGTTAAACTCTATCCTGATGCGGAGGTTGTAGGGCATAACAAGTTTTCAAGCAAGGAATGTCCATCTTTTAATGTGGAGGCATGGTGGGGGAATTTTTAAGGCACACTCGATGTGACAATTGCGGAAGCTCAGATGGGAATGCGGAATACACCGATAATTACCATTGTTTTGTTTGCGATGCAAATGTCAAAAAAGAGAGTACTACTGTTAACGAAGAACGTATAGGAGAAGAAATGGAAACGAAACTATCAGGGTTACGCTACCAAGCATTGCCCTCTAGAGCTTTGACGGAAGAGAGTTGTCGCATTTGGAAGTATGGGGTAAATGTGGAAGAGTCCACACAAGTCGCAAACTACTATGATGTTGATGGCACTTGGGTATGTGCCAAGATCAGAGCGAAGGATAAAAAGTTCAAGATGATAGGGGATACTAAAAAAGCCCCACTCTACGGTCAATGGCTGTGGAATGTTGGCGATAGCCCAAAGAGGCTTACAATTGTTGAAGGAGAGATCGATGCAATTAGTGTCGCTCAAATCAACGATCATAAGCCCTACCCTGTTGTGTCCGTACCAAACGGCTCACAATCGGCAAAGGCTGCGCTTCAACGTAATTTTGAATGGGTAAATAAGTTTGAGAGCATTGTAATTTGCTTTGACATGGATGAACCCGGACAGAAAGCAGCAGTAGAATGTGCTGCCCTGTTTGGGAGTAAGGCAAAAATATGCAAGCTTCCTTTGAAAGATGCCAATGAAATGTTGGTAGCTAATAGAGGGGCTGAGTGGGTGAAGGCAGCATGGAATGCAGATACCTTCCGTCCTGATGGGATTGTTAGAGGGAATGAATTGTTGGGAGACATTCTCTCTTATGGCAAGGATGCTTCTTTTGAGTTGCCGTGGCAGGGTCTTAATCAGATTCTCCACGGCATTCGCAAAAACGAAGTATTGACCATTGTCGCTGGTACAGGTTCTGGCAAGTCCCAAGTGTGCAGAGAGATTGCCCATCATTTAATGCAACAGAATCTGAAGATAGGATATATCGCTTTAGAGGAAACACCGAGCAGAAGCATGTTGGGCTTTATGTCCATTGAAGCAAATGAACCTCTCCATCTAGGTGATCATTCAGATGAGAAGCTGACTAAGTTTTTCGCAGAGACGGTCAAAGATAACAACATAATGCTATACGACCATTGGGGGTCAACAGACACAGAGAATTTAATTGAGCGCATCAAGTATATGGTGGTTGCTGAAGAGTGCGATTTCATCATCCTCGACCACTTATCTATTGTGGTATCAGGCCAGTCAGGGGGCGATGAGAGACGTAACATTGACAACACCATGACAGCATTACGGACAGTCACACAAGAGGTTGGTTGTGGGATGATCCTTGTTAATCACTTACGAAGACCTATGGGTGGTGGGGATAAAGGCTATGAAGACGGGATGCAACCTACCCTGTCTGCTGTCAGGGGGTCGGCTGCTGTAGCACAACTAAGCGACAGCCTTATATCCCTATCTAGAGATCAGCAGGGAGATACCCCTCACATCTCAGAAATAAGAGTACTGAAGAACCGCTATTCCGGGGAGACAGGGTTCGCCTGTCACCTAAACTACAACATCGAAACAGCCCGTTTAAAAGAAGATACCACAGGAGGGTTCTCAGATGACTTCTAAACTAGTAATAGATATTGAGACCGATGGAATAGATGCCACAAAAGTCCATTGCATTGCCGTTGGTGCGTGGGATGGGGAGAATGTGATTGTTGCTGGTTATGGTCCAGAAGAAATTGATACTGCTTTAGAGCGTCTTAGAGAGGCAGACACTTTGATCGGTCATAACATCATTGGTTTCGACCTACCCATCCTTAAAAGACTGCATGGATTTTCTTACGATAGCGTAAACATTGTAGATACATTACTAGTCAGCAAGCTTAAATATGGTGACCTTTGGATTCATGAGGTTAAGAAATCTAGCGAGTGGAGACCTACGCCTAAAACTCTAACGGGGTCACACTCCTTAAAAGCTTGGGGTGTGCGTCTAGGGATGCTCAAAGGAGACTTTAACGAGTCTACAGATTGGGAGGAATTCTCAACAGAGATGCTCGAATACTGCATGAATGATGTAAGGGTGACCACCAAGCTCTGCGCTCATTTAGACGTTGATAGAATGGATCAGAGGCCTGTTGAGATGGAGCATAAGTTTGCTCTAATCATGACACAGCAACAGAGAGACGGATTCCCCTTCAACGTAGAGAAAGCAGAAGCTCTGTATGGCAGCCTTAAATCGAGATCGATGGAGTTGAAGAAGGCTTTACAAGACACCCTACCACCTACCGTTATAGAAATGAAAACAAAAACGAAGGTGATACCGTTTAACCCGTCTTCTAGAGATCAGATAGCTGATCGGCTTCAAGGTCTTGGGTGGAAGCCTACAGAGTTCACAACCACAGGGAAGCCAAAGGTTGACGAGTCTATCTTAAAAGGTATTGAGATCAAAGAGGCAAAAATCCTAACCGAGTTCTTGATGCTTCAGAAGCGTCTAGGGATGCTACAGGAGGGTCGTTATGGATACCTGAAGCTAGTCAAGGAGGGAAAGATTCACGGGCGTGTGGACACACTAGGGGCTGTCTCAGGACGTACTACAGCAAGCAACCCGAACCTCCAACAAATACCTGCTCCGGGGACACCTTTCGGGGAAGAGTTTAGGGATTTGTTCTACGCACCAAGTGGCTTGAAAATGGTGGGGATTGACATCAGCTCTCTTGAATTACGTTGTCTTTCACGTTATATGAAGGACGATGACTATCAGCAAACAATCATGACAGGAGACGTACACTCACTTAACCAAGAGCTTGCAGGGCTTCCTACAAGGGCTGTGGCGAAGACCTTCATCTTTGCTTTAGTTTATGGGTGTGGTGACGGCCTACTGGCGTCCTTGATTGGCAGCAAAGACACTAAGGATGGTAAGAAGATAAGGGCTAGGTTTATGAAGGGACTTCCGAAACTACAAGCACTAATTGACAGGGTTGAGAAGTCGGCAAAGAAAGGATGGATTCGTGGGGTTGATGGTCGTGTTTTAACGTGCCGTGAGCCTCGCAAAGCACTCAACCTATTGTTGCAAAGCTGTGGTGCAGTCATAGCTAAAAACTGGGTTGTTCTATTTAATGAGGAATTGAAAAACCAGGGGTTACACGGACAGTATACCCAAGTCGCATATGTTCACGATGAGTTGCAAATTTTATGTAAACCATCAGTAGCAGAGCGTGTTGGTAAGATTGCTGTCGAGTGTATTGAGAAGTCAGGAGACCTCTTTGGAATGCCTCACATGACAGGGGAATACAACATTGGAAACTCATGGAAAGAGACCCACTAATTTGATTTATTTAGCAATCAATACCAAGGAGGAGGGGTATGTGAAGATCGGCAGAACTGTAAACATGCAAAAGAGGCTGACGGGTTACAACAGCGCATCTCCCTCTAAGGCAATAGAAATCATATGGTCAAAAGAAGTACCCAAAAAAGACCTGTTGGTTGCCGAAAGGGCTTTACGATATTTGGTGGGGAGGAAGGCAGTTAAGGACAGAAACATGTGTAAAAAAAGAGAGTGGTTCAAAATACCACAGAAAACCGCAATAGAAGCGGTCAGTTTATTATTTTAGGAGAAGATATGCATACAGCAAGATTGATAGGAATCACACAGCCCTCATCAGAGATATTCCCTCATGGGATAACCACCGCAGAGGAAATGATTGTCTATTCGGCAAGGGTCTCAAACCCGGCTAATCAATTCAACAAAGAGACATCAAAGAAGCTCATTGCCTATTTGATCAAACACAACCACTGGTCACCTTTTGAGATGGCTTCAGTACAGATTGAGGTCAAGACCACAAGAGATGTGGCTCACCAAATCATCAGGCACAGAAGCTTCTCATTTCAGGAGTACAGCCAAAGATATGCCAAAGCACCTGATGACCCATACTTCAGATCATCACGCCTGAAAGACCCGATCAATAGACAGAACTCTATAGATGATACAGGTACTGCCAAGGACACAAACTGGCTAGAAACCCAAAAAGGTGTTCACTACCATGCAGCTAAAGCATACGAGGCAGCCATAGATCAAGGCATTGCTTTAGAGGTTGCCAGAGCCGTCCTACCTGAAGGCATGACACCAACCACCGTGATCATGGCTGGCACCGTAAGGTCGTGGCTTCACTATGTCCAAGAGCGTATGAAGAAAGGCTCTCAAACAGAGCATAGACAAGTTGCATACGAGTGCTTCAAGATTCTTAATGATGAGATGCCCTCTATCTTCCCTGAAGAACTAGAGGAGTTGCTCGATGACTAGACTACTAGTAGACGGTGACCTTGTTGTCTATAGGATAGCAGCCTCATTAGAAACCTCTATAAACTGGGGAGATGACCTGTGGACTGTCCACGTTGATGCTCAAGAAGGCTATGTCGCTTTTCAAGATTACTGCAATGGTGTTAGAGACAAAGTGGGGGCAGACACTATAGAAGTATGTTTCAGCGATCCCAAAGCAAACTTCAGAAAGACTATTAGTGATACCTACAAAGCTAACAGGACTGCCCGTAAACCGATAGGCCTGAGACCAATCATCAACAAAGTAAAAGAGTCTTACATAACCCATGAGACAGCCACATTAGAAGCTGATGATTTGCTAGGATTAATGCACACCAAATACCCAACAGAAACGGTTATGTTGAGTGATGACAAGGATATGTTCACTATCCCTGGTTTTCTCTTTGCAAAAGGAGAACTCCACTTCACCTCTCCTGAACAGGCTCACAAGAACTGGATGTGCCAGACGTTAGTTGGAGATAGTGCAGATAATTACCCCGGATGCCCAACGGTAGGTATCAAGACGGCTTTAAAATTGATGGCTGGTTTAACAAAACTAGACGAGATGTGGGAGGTCGTTTTAGCAACATATGAAAAGAAAGGTAAGACCCATGCCGATGCTGTAGAGAATGCAAGACTAGCTAGAATTCTACAGGATGGTGAATTTGATTTTAAAACAGGAGCAGTAAGATTATGGATACCGAAGACCGCATAAATTCACCCTCGCATTATACTCAAGGTGGCATAGAGCCTCTTACTTATATTGTTGCGAACAAGTTAGATTATCGAGAGGGTAACATTGTGAAATACGTCACCCGATGGCCTTACAAGGGTGTGACCGATCTAGAGCAACTAGAAGATTTATTGAAAGCAGAGGTTTATTTGAAGCACCTAATAGAGGAAGTTAAAATGATCGTCTTTGGAGGCACTAAAGATGTATGAGGACTTCAACGGTATAAGGATTGATGTAGGAAGAGATGCGTTGTTGTCTGAGCAAGCCAAGATGTTACTTGTAGGTTACTACCAAAAAGGTAATGAAGACAGCCCACAGAAGGCTTTTGCTAGAGCTTCTATTGCCTACTGTGGTGGCGATATGGGACTCGCTCAGAGGATTTATGACTATGCATCCAAAGGTTGGTTCATGTTCTCCTCCCCTATCCTCTCTAACGCCCCAGAGCAAGGGAGAGACCATAAAGGATTACCCATATCTTGCTTCCTGACCTATGTTCCTGACTCCTTAGAAGGACTCATAGACCATAGCGCAGAGCTACGGTGGCTGTCTGTCAAAGGTGGTGGTGTTGGAGGGCATTGGTCTGATGTAAGAGCGGTGTCACAGATATCACCAGGCCTCATACCCTTTTTGAAAACAGTAGATTCAGACATGAACGCTTACAGGCAGGGGGTGACAAGGAAAGGCTCTTATGCTGCCTACTTGGATATTGACCATCCTGACATCTTAGAGTTCGTTAACATGCGTGTGCCTTCTGGTGGAGACCCCAACAGGAAGTGCCTCAACCTACACAACGCTGTGAACCTCACCAATGCCTTTATGGAGGCTGTTAAGGAAGGAGTAGATTGGGAATTACTAGACCCGAACGATAGAACGGTCCGGGCAACCATCCCTGCTAGAGAGTTATGGGAGCGTCTGTTGGAAACTCGCTTTAGGACGGGCGAACCTTACCTCAACTTCATCGACACAGCAAATGAAGCCTTGCCAGAAAGCCTTAAAAAACAAGGTCTTAGCATCAAGGGGAGCAACCTGTGTAACGAGATACACCTACCCACTTCCGAGGATAGAACCGCTGTTTGTTGCCTGTCCTCTGTGAACCTGGAACACTTCACCGAGTGGAAAGGAACTAGGATGGTGAGAGACCTTACTGAGTTCCTAGATAACGTCCTGACAGCCTTCATTGAGGAAGCTCCAGATACGCTACGAAGGGCTAGTAATTCAGCCTTCAGAGAGCGCAGTATTGGTATAGGAGCTATGGGTTTTCATGGCCTCTTGCAGAAAAACAACATAGCATGGGAAAGCTCTGCCGCTGTATCACTAAATAGGTATATGTTCAACCATATTAAAAGTGAGGCTGTGCAAGCATCAAAAGAGTTAGCAGACGCCAGAGGATGCCCGTATGACATGGAAGGAACAGGGATGAGACATGCCCACCTTCTCGCAGTAGCTCCCAATGCAAACAGCAGTATTATTACAGGGTCAACCCCATCAATAGAGCCTGTTAAATCTAACGCTTATACCCACAGGACGAGGGCTGGAGCGCACCTTATCAAGAACAGACATTTAGACAAGTTGTTACGCTATCGTGGCAAGAACACAGAGGAGGTGTGGCAATCTATCCTACACGCTGATGGATCAGTACAACACTTGGACTTTCTAGATGAGCATGAGAAGGAAGTATTCAAGACGGCATTTGAGCTAGACCAGAGATGGGTTGTTGATCACGCAGGGTTTAGACAGGAGTACATCTGCCAAGGCCAGTCTGTGAACCTGTTCTTCCCTTCAGGGAGCGACAAAGCGTATGTTAATGCTGTCCACATGAGAGCGTGGCAGAAGGGCTTGAAAGGCCTGTACTACCTAAGAACGGAGTCTTCAAAGGCTGCCGAGAAGGTTTCCATAAGAGTAGAACGAGACGCTCTTAAAGATTTTGAAGAGGAGTGTTTGGCATGTCAGGGTTGATTAGTGAGTCTGTATCTTATAGACCGTTCAAGTACGAGTGGGCTGCTGAACTAGCCTTAGAGCATGAGAAACTACATTGGTTAGAGTCGGAGTGCAATCTCCAAGAAGATGTAAACCAATGGAATACAGGAGTCATCTCCGATACAGAGAAGGCACACATAACTCAAATACTCAGGCTTTTTACACAGTCGGATGTGCAGGTGGCAGCAAACTACTGTGACCTCTTTATACCAAAGTTTAAGAACAATGAAATCAGGCACATGTTGTTGTCATTTGCTAACCGAGAAGTCATTCACCAACGGGCGTATGCCCTGCTCAACGACACCTTGGGATTTCACGAAACAGAGTACTCTAAATTTTTAGAGTTTAAGGAGATGAAGGACAAGATTGAATTCATGCAAGACAATGATGTCCACACGCAACACGGTCTAGCTAAAGCTCTAGCACAGACTTGTTGCAACGAAGGCATGAGCCTGTTCTCAGCGTTCATAATGCTATTGAACTATCAGAGGGTTGGTAAGCTCCGAGGAATGTCTGAGGTTGTTGAGTGGTCTATCAGAGATGAAACGATGCATGTCCAAGGCATGACCATGTTGTTTAAAGCCTTCTGTCAAGAACATCCTAGAGTGGTAACCGATGACTTCAAAAAAGACATTTACAAGATGTTCAGGGAGGCAGTCAAGCTAGAAGATGCCGTAATTGACCTAACATACTCAGAGGGTGCGGTTGAGGGTCTCACAGCTGGCGAGGTTAAGCAGTATATAAGATGGATAGCCAATAGACGGTTGATCCAATTAGGGTTGAAGAAGAACTGGAGTATTAAAGAGAACCCCATCCCTTGGCTAGATTATATCCTCTCTGGGGATAGTCTTAAAAATTTCTTTGAGGGGAAGGTGACAGATTACTCTGCTGACGGAATGTCGGGTTCTTGGGGGTGGTAGTTGGCTTTATATAGTGACATTAAATCTCCAGTTCCTTTGTGGTTACTGGAGCATTTGGAAGAGCAGTTCCCAGATAAAGTCCCTTTAAATCAAGACCTTACGTTAGGGGATTTAAAGGTTCTTCAGGGCAAACAAATCATAATTAACTACATAAGAAGTTTAGTAGACCAAGAGGAGTAACTTATGTGTTTAGGCGGAGGGGCTGGACCACCACCCACCCCACAGGCAGCCAAATCCGCTGCCGCCCCAGACTCAAACTCAATCCCCGTTATTAAACGGAAGGGTACGAGCGAGAAAGACAAGACAGCCCTAGCAAAGAAACGGTTAGGCAAATCAAACTACAGAATAAGAAAAGACCCCGGTGCTTCCACAATGACCGGGTCTTCAAAAGGCTCAGGTCTGAGCATACCAAAATAAAAAAAGGAGAATAGAACTGTGTGTTCTAAAACCGTATACCCACCCCCACCAGCACCACCTGCTGTTGCGGCAAGCGTAGATAAAACAGACGCTACCATGTCAAAAACAGACCCCAAGAAGAAGCTTGATCCTAAAGCAAAAGTCGGTAGAAAAACCCTTATCAATAAGGGTCCAGCCACTACTGGCGTCTCTGTTGGAGGGTCAGGAGGTTCTGGCCTAGCCATCCCCAAATAGAAAGGTGAAACATGCATCAACTAAATGGGCTAGAGTCTGGAGCGAAACAGGCTGAAGGTCGCTATACCCAACTAATTAACGCAAGGGAAACCTTTCTTCAAAGAGCCAGAGAATCAGCAGAACTCACAATCCCCATGTTGATGCCTCCAGACGGTCACACAGGTTCAACAGTCTATAACACCCCCTACCAATCAGTAGGCAGTAGAGGCACTAACAACCTCGCATCAAAGCTACTCATGGCTTTACTCCCACCAAACTCCCCCTTCTTCAGATTGACGATTGATGATCACGATCTAGAAGAATTAGGGGGTAAGCGTGGAGAGGCCGAAGAGGCTATGTCAAAGCTAGAACGTATAGCGATGTCCGAGATAGAATCTTCAGCCATACGAGTGCCTGTCTTTGAGGCTTTAAAGCAACTGATTGTTTCAGGAAACGCTCTGGTGCATCTGCCTAGAAAAGGGCAAATGAAGGTGTTTAGGCTAGACCGTTATTGTGTTAAACGAGACACCGATGGAAACCTTTTAGAGATTGTTGTCAAAGAGACGGTCTCCCCTAGAATGCTCCCTAAAGAGGTTCTAGAGCTACTACCAATGGTTGAGGGTGAATCCCAATACAAGGATGCCAAGAACCTAGACCTATTCACTTATGTGTGTAGGGTTGGTGAGAAGTTCCACGTTCATCAAGAAGTTAAAGGATTGAAAATCCCATCTTCAATAGGAGAATACCCTGTTGATAAATCCCCTTGGTTAGCTTTGCGTTTTACCTCAATGTCTGGTGAAGACTATGGCAGAGGGCTATGCGAGGAATTCATTGGTGATTTGAAATCGTTAGAGGCTCTTACGCAAGCTATTGTAGAAGGCTCTGCCGCTTCAGCCAAGGTTCTTTTCCTTGTTAGACCTAATGGTACAACAAGACTTAAAACCCTAGCAGAAGCTCCCAACGGTGGAATCGTGCAGGGAGATGCTAACGATGTGACAACGCTACAAACTCAGAAGCAAGCTGATTTACGAGTCGCTCAAGATACCGCACAAGTAATCACAGAGCGACTTGGTTATGCCTTCTTGCTCTCTTCATCAGTTACTAGAAATGCTGAGAGGGTTACAGCGGAAGAGATCAGAATGCAAGCTAAAGAGTTAGAGGCTGCCCTTGGTGGTGTTTACTCTGTGTTGTCTATGGAGTTCCAAATGCCTTTAGTCAAGTTGATTTTAGATCGAATGGAACGGGCTGGCAAAATGCCCAAGTTCCCTAAAGACACTTTGAAACCTTCTGTAGTAACTGGCATAGAAGCGTTGGGTCGGGGTAATGACCTTAACAACTTAATGACCTTCATACAGTCGTTGCAACCTCTTGGCCCAGAGATGATAGCTAAACATCTGATGTTAGATGACTACATCGACAGGCTTGGTGCTTCATTGGGTATCGACACTAACGGCTTGATTAAATCTCAAGAGCAGTTACAGATGGAAATCCAACAGCAGCAAGCTCA